CCAAGTCGCCAATAGCCGTGCCGCCCGTGTTTAGGCCGCCGATTAGAACTTCCTCGTCTGCGGTGCCGTTCGCGCCGTTGGCAATATCCTCCGTCAGAACATGGGTGGCCTGAGCGGTAAGCCCTGCCGCCGCTATCGTCGGGTCGCCCGAAGCCGCATGGTAGCCCGACAGGTAAACAAGGGTTCCAGCGGTTAGGTCGCCGCCCGTGGCGTTTCTGACGCTGATTGCCGCCGACACCGTGTTCAGCTCTGCCGCCGTAGCCGTTACAGGCACGCCGCCAATACTGAGGATGCCGGTAGCGGGGAAGTTGAACTCTCTCGCGGTGCCGTTGAACGTGCAAATCACGTTGCCGTTAACATCAAGGAACTCTAGTTGCCCAGCGTTCCACCTTGACTGCACTCTCGTTGCTGGCATTTCTCAATCTCCTCTCTCTCTCCGTCCCTCGCCACTCGGCGCGGGTTAGCGGGAGCGGTTCCCCCGGAAGGGGGGCCAGCCGAAGCCAGCCCCCCGCTTCACGTTAGAGTACCGATTGCGTCGGGTCTTGCGCGTACCTTGTGCCGCCTAAGATGTACAGAATCGACCGCGCCGTATCGTCAGCCGCGCCAACGGCAGAGATATAGGCGTTGATACAATCGTAGCCATCCGCAACGGTCAGACGCGACGCATCGACCTCGATGATGTATGTCTTGTTGCTCACCGCCGGGGCGATGAAGGTGTTGAGCTGGACGCCACCAACCCGGTCGCCAGCCGCAACCGCGTGACGCACGAAGATGTCGAGGTCGGTGTGGAAGTTGGCCGCGACGAGGTTCGCCGTCGCGCCAGCCGCGCCCGTGATGACCTCGCTCGCTACATACGCCACGTTGTCCCAGGTGTGAACGACCAGGTGGTCAGCATGGATGCTGTGGATCACCGAAGTCGCCGCGCCTGCACCCGTCACTACCTCGCCGACCACATAGTCAATCGCGTTGCGGGTCGTGGGGTCGAAGTACAGGCGGCTGGCACAACGCCAGATGTGGGTGAAGTTGAGTGCCTGGTTGCCAGTACCCGCCGTGTCTGTCGCTTCCTCAAGCGACAGGGTGCGGGTAGTGACCGACGTATCGCCAATCTCGAACACAACGCTCGCTCGCTTGTGGTTCGCCAGCGACACCCACACCCCAGCGTCTACCACGGCGTTGGTCGCAGCAACACCCGCACGAACCGAGTGTACGAGGTGATGGTATCCCATGAATTCGCCAATCATGTCGGTATCCTCCTACCTAGCCGCCAAAGTCACGAACGGGCTGAGCGTGTTCGCGCCTTGCGCCGGAGTCAGCGGAGCGTTCCAACCAGGCTGGCCGTCCACACGATACACGAACCTGAACGCGGTTTCGTCGGTCAGGAACGCAACGTGTATCGAGCTGGCCTGCTGGATGCCGCCTTTGTCGATCATCAGGTACTGGTCCAAGTCGGCGAGTACAATGTCGCCAACCGTGCCGAACGTCGATGCCTGCTCAATCGGAAGAACAGGGCGACCATACAGCGTGTCATACGGCACACCCGACAGCCCACCAGCGGGCATATAGACGGGAACTCCGCCCACGCCAACCGGCAGCACCAGCGAATGGAGCAGTGGTTCAACGTCCTGGTTAATGAACCAGACGCTGTTCGGCCTGGACTTGGCCCAGAGCCGCGCACGCATATTCATGATGTTTTCAGGCAGCAGCGTACCTGCAACCTGGCCCGCCTCCAGCGGGACCGTCACCAGCGAGGGGCTGTTGAGGATGCCGAGCGGCTGGCCCGCGCCAGTGCCGCGCAAGATCGCCTCGTCAACCATGAAGCCAAACTCCTCGGCGAACGCCGTGGTGATGATGCCCTCAAGGGCTACGGTGTCCGCGAGCAGCTCGTCAGTCGCATAGCACAGACCGATGAGCTTGTTGAGTTCCAACCGCATACGCCGGAAGGTGGGGTTCGATGGGGTCTTGGTGCCGCCCTCGCGCAGCCAGTACGCCTGGATGCCGCCCCAACGCGCACCAGTGGCGCGGGAGGTTTCGGCGACGGCGTTGATCGTCAGGCTGTTCGCGGACGCGCTCACCGGGTACTTGCGAACACGGCTCGCCAGAACGCCCGTCTCGTACACCCGACGCAGCAGCTCTGCCACATGGTCGGTCTGCACCAAGAATCCGCCGTCAGCAGGTACGCCTTCCGACATACCGAGCTGGCGCGACTCCATGAGCCGCCTGTCAGTCGAGCCGGGGTCGATGGTCGCCTTCGCGACCGCCCGCAGCATTTCGCCAAGCGAACGCCAGGGGTTCTCTTGTGGCTCGGCAGGCTTGTCCTTGCCGCCCGCTATCGTTGGCTGCGGTACGGCCATGAGCGCGTTCGCCCGCTCCTGCTTCTCGCGCCGAGCAATCGTCACGCCCAGGGCATCGGCCCCGGCATGAAGCTTGTCAAACTCGGCGGACTCAGCAGAGGTGAGGTCGCGCTCCTCTTTGTCAGCGGCTGCAATCAGAGCCTGGGCCTGCTCGATAAACTCGGCCCGCTCCTGTTGCAGCTCTAGGATGCTTTTCACGTTTCCGTCCTCCTGTTGCGTCCTCTGCCGCAAAGCAAAAGACGCAGAGACTTGGTTTCCCAAGCGACTCCGCGCCTCGACGAGGCGATTTGCCACTGTTACGCTACGGTTAGCCGCCCGACGGACGGGTTAGCCGCTGCGCCTATATTCGACCGCCCTGCGCCCTATGCGCGGGGCTGAATCGTTACTTTAGCCGCGCCAGCTTCTGCTTGCGCTCTGCCATGTTGCGGCGAGTCGGCGACTTGCTGCGCTGGTACTCCTCCACGGCCTCACGCGCCGAACGCAGCGAAGCCGAGGTCTGCACATAGGCAGGGTCGGTGACAGGGCCGACCTCGTAAAGCGTCAGCGCACTAATATCGCGATAGACCACGCCGTCGTCGTCCTCCGTCAACTTGTCGCCGCCCGCCGCCACGGTGAACGCGAATGACGAACCCTTCACGTTGCCGCGCTCCAGGTTGACCTCAAGGTCGCGCCCGTAGGAGGTCGGCGGTATCGGCGAGGCGAAGGCAAAGCCCTCGTCGCCGTCGAGCAGGTCAAGCGCAGGATCGCTGTCGGTAGTCGAAAGCACCTGCGAAGGGTCGTGGTTGAAATAGCTTTTGACCGTATCGGCACGTTTGACCGCGCCGCGCTGGATGCGCTCCTTGTACCCAGGCCACAACTCGGTCCACTGGTCGTAGATGATGCCCAACCCCTGCACCCGCTTGTCGTCGCCCTCGCCTGCGGCCCGCGCCTCTGTGATAATCGCTCTAACCTCGCGCATTGTTCGACCTCCTATCGACTCGGCTCGACCGAGCAAACGCACCCCTGATGCAGAGGTGGTCCTGCCACGTTACTCTCTACTGCCAGCGGTGCATCGGTTGCGCCGCCAACGGTCTCACCAGGACGCGCAAAGTATCCCGTCACGCCCACCACGCGCCCGTCTAACTCCTGGCACAACGGGCAGGCGTTCGGGTTCGCCCGCCAGACCAGGTAGGTGATGCCGACAGCCGCCCACGCATACCGCGCCGCGCCACTGTCCAGCCGCACAACCTCGTCTGCCGCGACCTTCCCAGGCCGCTTCTCGTCCCACTCGTCAGCCCGCGCCGTCAACACCGCCTCGTACTCCTCGACGGGGGTTTCGCGCACCAGCGTCCGCACTTGACCCGCGCTGCTGTTGACCTCCCGCGTCGCCAAGCCCTCGGCGTAGCCCAGCACGAACTCGTCAATGTCCGGCGGCTCCGCGCCAACCTCGTCAGCAGCCTCTGCCGCCACCGTCGCAGCGTAAGCCGACACGATGGGCAGCATCACCTGCACGATGTACCCCCGCTGCCCTCGGTAGAACTCGTCAATCCAACGGTGCAGGAAGGTGGAGGGGTCGTCGCTCGCCATAGCTTTTCGCACCGCGCTCTTGAGCGCGTCAATGTCACGCTTGAGGTATCGCCGCACACCGTCAGCAAGCACGGCAAGGTGCGCCGTCCGCAGGCGTTCGCGCATGGCCCTCGACCGCTTCTCTGCCACCGGCAGAGTGCGCTGCGCCTCGCGTTGCGGGGCTGGCAGGCTCTCTGGGGGCCGCTCCACCAACTGCGCGAGCGGGGCCGTGTTCAACGGCACCGTGTAAATCTTGCCCAGGCCGTCCGGCAGCGGGTTCTCGTCGAGCAGCTCGCGCCACTCGTCGGCGTTCCTCACGCCGTTGCGCCGCTCTATCTCCAGCACCTTCGATTGCGTTTCAGGGTCGCCGCGCAGGAGTGCGCTCATGTTGTACTTGACGAAGAACTTGCCGCGCTCGGCAGGCTTGAACAGGTCGTGGTTGAAAACATCTTCCTCGCGCTCCACCCACGGGGCCATCGTCAAGGTGCCAAACGCCACCAGGAACTGCGCGATGCCGCTGCCCCAAGTCGTCGCCTTCGTGAAGTGTTGCAGGAGGATGGGGTTCAGGTCGAGTATCCGCGCTATTTCCTCAATCTGCATTTCGCGGGTCTGCAAGAACTGCGCTTCCTCTGGCGGTAGCCCGATCGCCTCGTACTTCATCCCGCCCCACATGATGGCGGTGCGCTGCGCGTTATTCAGCCCGGAGTGCAGCCGCTCCCACGACTCGCGCAGGGCCGACCGCTCCTCTGGGTTGGGGTTGGCAGGATGCACCAGCACACCGCTCGGCCTGCCGCCGGACCCGAAGAACTCCGCGCCGTACTGGTTCGCCGCCACCGACAGCCCCAGGCTCTCGCGGTGGATGTGAATCACGTTGTACCCGCGCAGGCCGTCGTAGCCCATCCCTGGCGTGTGCAGAACGCGATCCGGCGCAAGCCAGACCCGCTCCCCGCCAACCTGCGTGAAGTACACCTTCACATGGTCGGCGTCTGCCCGGTCAAACACGCTCGAAGGAATGTCGGGCCGCTCGCCACGCTTGACTATCTCCACGCCCGTCCTGTCCGGCAACAGCGGCCACAGGGCGACGGGGTTGCCCGC